TCGATAAGATTCAAGTCATTCAAGAATTTATCCAGTTCCAAGAGGAAAATGGATGGGCAGTTGAATATGAAGCAATTGACGAACTTGATGAAGACTTTGAAGAAACTGAAGAAGAAGTAGAAGCCTTCCCTTCAAACGCTCACGAGCCTTTGTAAGCTACTTTGCTAGTAAGTACAGCCCCACATTGCTAAAGGCGTACCCCGCATAGACAATAGCCATATGCGGGTTTTCTTTATATAGCTGCTCACCCGCAATATAGGCGTAGATAGCACCCGTCAGAATGATTAGCCAGGCACTCAAAACGCACCTACATCAATAACTTCGCCTCTGAACTCCACATGGTCTTCACTAAAACGATGGACGAGTTCAGGCCATAAAAGCTGACCATTGAAGAAGTTTAACACTGCAAAGCCCGATCTGTGGTTAGAGGGATTAAGTTCAGCATAAGTAAACTGTGGGCCATCTGGTTCAGCCAAAGTTCCCGTATCAACACCGAAACGATTCCCGTTGTAGTCAGAAAAAGGTGTTACTTTCAAAGAATGTAAATGTCCTGTGATGATGGACACACCCGCATTGACAGTATTGTTGTGGGCAGCGTGAACACCACCCTTATATCGGTGCTTAACAATCACTTGAGAAGTAGGCCATACTGCCCAACAGAAGTCCCAATTTGGGATGTGGTCTGTCAGCTTAAATCCAAACACTTCTTTAAATTGTGGTGCGTGTTGCGCTAATCTGTTGCCAAAGCGAATATCGTGATTGCCCCATGTAAACACTAGCTTTACATTGTGACGAGCTTCTTTGGCGGTTTCCTCAATCTCTTCCAACGCAGCTTGTGTAGCTTTTAGCTCTTGAATGACAGAAGTCTGAGGTTGTTCAGTTACATCGTGGCGTGATATAGACGCTCCATCAAACGCATCCCCGTTACATATCACCGCCTTGGGTTTAAACTCTTGTATAGCCCATAGAAGCCCTTTAAACGCTGTTGTTCGTTGTCCAATGAAGTGGGCATCTGAGAAAACAATAACAGTCCCATCCAGTATCCCAAGGTCAATCTGTTTTAAAGGAGAAAACGATTGTTTCCGAGAATCATACAAAGCACCTCTATGGTCAGAAGCATTTAACTTGATGTTATGAAACTTCTCCATGTTGCGTCTTCTTGAATGGATATTTCTTATATTGACACCAAGTATCTTTGCTAGTTTTTCAGCAGACTGGTGTTTGTCCCAAAGAGCAATAAACTCCTCATCGGAACAAGCCTCACTATGATTAACAGCCGCCATTTGAATTCCTAAACAGTAACTTTTCTAACAGATTGATGACTCTGTGCTCTTGCATCTCCACCTCATCTTGAGAGGATTTAGGGTCTTGTGCCACAGTCATCAAGTCATGTAGAAACACATGAAGTAACTCATGTAAAGCAGTCTGATCCAGAGACTCTGGTGTGATCTTCTCAGCACCAAAGTCACCTAACCTATAAGTAGCCAACCTAGCTGGAGTATTAAACTCAACAGAAGCCATAGCAGCCTTTGCGGGTTTACTTCCCTTCTCTATTCTCCAATCACCAAGACTAAGCACTTGTTGCCACTTTTTGACACTTTGTGCAAATAAAGCGACATCTTGCGGTGTAGGAATGTTAGGCATTTCAACACCTTATACAGTATTTATGACAATTTAATTTAAGATAAGAACAAGGCAACTTCAGCTTTGCGTCTTTTGACAAGACCTGAGACTTCCTTACCACCTGCTTTAGTCCATGACATAAAAGCCTCGGCAGCCCCTTCCCAATCACCACGATTTACCTTAATGCGAATGGTTGACCTTTGGTAGTTCCCTAACCCTGCGTTGTACGCAAAAGAGACAACAGCGTCGAATTTGCTTTGATGACTAGCAAGAGTAGGAGAAAGTCGAAGAACACCACGTTCAAAAGTATCGATGTCAACCTTGAACAGATTGACCAGTTCATCTTTAGACCAGACACGATTGTCTTCCCCTTTTAGTTGGTAATCAGACCTGATAAGCCCTGTATAACCCTCTTTGCGGACGTTTGGTAGATTAAGTTGGTCTGCGTACATAGCGTGACCCCACCCAACTGTCCAAATGGCAGCACTGCATCGATAAGGCTTGTTTCTGTAGCCTTCAAAGAAGTGCATCAAGTCCTCACCAGCTTTGCTGACTTTCATTTCTTAGACCATGAGCGTGAGCCAAACCAGAAACCAATGATTGCGCCCAACATAGCCATCTCATCAGAACTAAAAATAATGTCAGTAACTTGGATTAAGTCATACATATTGTTGACTAAACTAGGTCTGCTGTAAACGTAGTAGGCAATCCATGCGTTAATTGCACACAACTCAAAGATAAAGATGTAAGTCACGATAGGTCTTACAGTACCTACAAAGTTGACCACCCAAGTGCTTGCTCTTTCCAATACTTTTGCATCATGCTCAAGTGCAGCCTCAGTCATCTGGGCATCCGTTTGCATAGCAATCTGGTCTGTGCGAATCTCCTCCATACGCTCTTGAGCCTTAAACCCTTGAGCCATCATCTGTAGCTGTAACTCTACTTGTACTCTAGCCAAAGCCAATTCATGACTTTGGTCTGCTTTGTTTTGAAAAAAGTCTAGGAGTTTAGGTAAGCCTGAGATTAACAAGCCACCGAGTGTAGAAAATAGAGATAGCATTACAGTCCAACCTTTCCGAGTAGGAGATTAACAATTTTGTCCGACAAATCGTCAGGCAAGAACTTTAAGAAACCAAGAAACCACAATGCCACACACCCGTAAACGAATATCTTGAGACAGAGGTCAAAGGTCTTTTGGTATTCATTCATTGCTCAAATATGGATAAACAACTATCCAATAGAAATAGTTAAGAGGTACAGCAGACCAAAGAACTATATCAAACCAAGTCATCTGCCACACCTTTTGGTGGTTTCACAGAAGTCCATCAGTTCATAGATTCCAATTGCAACCAAGAATAATACAAAAGCCACACCGCCAATAATGATGGCTAACTCATTCATCTCTTGCTCTTTTTCTTTAGCCTTCTTCTCTGCTCTTTCTAACGATCTGAGTTCTCTGGCATCATCCACATCCATCTGCTCTTGACGGGCTTTAATCTTGTTCCAGACATCAATCTTGCCTGTTGTCATGAAAAGCATCTTTAACTCTTCTTCAAACGCTTTAGCTTGATCTAAAACCATCTCAATCTGGAGAGCAGTCCCCATGTTTGAGCCTTTGTTTTTCTTAGCCTCAATCAATGCTTTAGTAGCAGTTGATTTAGCGTCAAACATCTTGCCAATCATTGGTGCAAGAGAGCCTAAGTCAGAGGCAACCTTACTTGCCTTCTTGACCATGCTGATAGCGTTTTGTATCCCTGCTAGGGCTGTTAGAGGATCAATCATCTCTTATCTACCTTTTGCCATTCAAGACACACAACTTTGCGGTTGTAAACATCACCTGTCCAAGCCCACCTGACGCATCTATATTCAGTTTTATCTTTACTAGATGCCACCAATGTAAACAACAATGATGACATTAGTAACCACTTCACGGATATGCCCAAACTATTATGTAGCTACAAAAAGCCACAAAGACAGTAATACTGACTGCTGCAGTTGTTGCAAGCAGCCAATCTTTCATTTAGTTCCTAAAGAAGTCCATTAGACCTCGAATCGGTTTTTGGGGTATGAATTCATCAGGGTTTGTTACTGCTTCTGTCATTGCCTGACCCATTGCTGTACCCATGCCACCAGCACCTTGAAGTTGCTCACCAAGCAAGAATCTAGTGCCCCCAGGACTACTTAAAGCATTTCCAAGTCTATTTGCCATTGGTGGAACTAATGTGACACCAGCCATTGCTCCTACTGTTGGATCAAATCCTAATGAAGTAGCGGCTCCTGCACCAGCACCAGCGCCCATTCCTGTTGTCATCAAAGGAACAGTCAAAGCACCTGTTTGTGGTGCAACTTTAGGAGTTACAGCACCACGGGTTGCATCAACAATACTACGCAACAAACCTACTTCACCCATTACTTCTGGTGATTGACCCATAACCATACGTTGAGCAGATGGCAACTCAGATCTGCCTAAATTCAATGTTCTGGTAAAAGCAGGAGATGACAACATAGCCGCTGCATCTTCATTTATTGCAGCGCTACGGGCTTGGTTAAGAATTGAGTATTGAGCCGCTTGTCTACCAGTATCAGACATCAAATTAACAGCTAGTTCAGCAGTAGCAGGATTACCTGTCAAGCTAAAACTTTGGGCAATTTTATCAATTTCGTTTGCGGGTGTTTTGCTTGAAACAATCTTGTAGATGTCTTGATCTTGTCTAAATGGGACAACAGTATTTCTAAACTGTTCCATTGCACGAGCGTGTTCTGCACCAGCAGGTGTGTAAACAGGTTTATTGTTTAAAGTTCTAGGAGCAGCCCAAGCATCCACATCATTTGCAAGACCTCCATATAACTTAGACAAAGCTGCTATTTGCTCTTCACCATATGTAGCAGGAGCTTTTTGTACTCTGTTTAATTCAGAACCTACTGATTTTTGTAAAGTTCTTAATTCTTTATAAGTTCCACCACCAGCTTGGTTTAAAGTGGTTGCACGCTCAACAAGCTTGGTAATAAAGGCATTGTCTGCAACTGCGGGAAACTTGTCTAAAACCTCAATAGTTGCATTGCTTGTGTTTGACAAAGGAATTTGAGTATTCCCTGCCAACTTCTCAGCACGATCAAATATTGGAGAAACAGCATCTTTAGCATTGCGATATTGAGTTCTCAAATCTTTAGCAATAACTAGTTTTTCACCACCTTCTTTAACAACAGAAGCAGGTTTAGCTTGTTCAGTAACTCTTTCAATAAGGCTTCTGACTTGAGCAGATTTCAGTTGATTTGCATCTTGTGTTGAATCGCCAAATTGACGAGTTTTACGCAGTAAATTAGAGCCTGGTCCACCAACATCGCCAATATCAATATTGACACCACGTTGAGCAGCAGACTCAATCAATTGACCAGTTACTGGATCACGATAACGTGTGCCAGCAGCAGGGTTTACATTTAATGGATTGGTGTTTCCTGCACGAGCCGCAACAGCACCCGCTGGCAGACCTGCTGCTAAGTTGATACCAAGCAATGCTAATGGGTTTTGAATATCAAATTGGTTACGGGCAATTTCAGCCGCACCAGTACCTGCTGTAGCACTAGCCATCTGAGCAACTGGTTGAGCCGCTAAACCACGACCAACTGCTTGTGTAACAGCGCTTCCTGATTGTTGAAGTAAGCCACCAACACCACCCATCGCAGGTATACCAGCTACTGCACGAGTTACATTGCCAATGCCACGCTCAAAACCAGTTTGTGGTTGTGGCAAACCAAGCATGGTTGCAAAGTTTGACATTGCTTGGCTAGGTGGTTGCAATTGACTGCCAGTAGCTCTGTTAATCAACATATTTAATGGTGATCCAACAATGTCGGCAACCTGCCCTAAGCCTTCCATGCCATAACGAGCAGTTAAGCCTACTTGACGGGCAACAGTATCTGTATTCTGTCTTACAGGTGGTCTATCAACAATTTGCTGACCAACCATTGATGGATCAATAGCACGGAAGTTGGTACTTTGCTGTTGATCGGCATTAGCCATACCTGTCAAATCAATTCTAGGAGCTTGCTGTTCTGTTGGTTGACCAATCATAGAAGGATCAATTACACGATATGTAGCCATATTTGTACCCACAACTTTCTGAACGTAATTTTGTGTTTCTTTAAATGGTGGAACGCCACCATACTTTTCAACATTTGCTGGTCCTGCGTTATAAGCAGCCGCTACCAATTTGGGATCTTGGAATCTTTCTGTTAATTGGCCTAGATACTTAACACCACCACGGATGTTATCTTTCCAATCCATACGATTGACACCAAGATCTTTAGCAGTAGCACCCATCAACTGCATAGGTCCATAAGCACGATCATTGAACCTTGTTTTTGGTCCTATCGCATTGAAAGAGCCACCAGACTCTGTTTCAACAATCTTCTGAACTAAAGAAAAAGGAACGCCTTGCCTTTCAGCTTCTTGCCGAGCAAATTCGTAAACTTGATCTTTTGTAGCCATTAGTCAAACAACACAATGCTGCCAGTAGGTAGGCGATACGCTGTTTTGCCCTTATCAGGACCTTGAGTAACTGGGAACTTAGGCAAATATTTACGCATTTTTGGATCTTCAAAAAGTGAAGCACTACCTTGAGGTGTTTGTGACCATTTTTCAACTACATCTGGCACAGGATTTTTAGCTACATAGTTGTAATAATCTTTACTTCTTTTATTAAGTGATTCTTTTAAATCAATGTAATATTGAATTGCCTCTTCTGGATTTCTGATTTGAGGCCCACGTTGTTTCTGGAAAATAACGTCTGCATTAGATATTGCACCAGACATATCTTGAATATTTGTGGAAACAGTATCAGCAAAAGTTTGTAATAACAAGGGGGCATCAACTGCCATATTTTTTGCTGCTTGTCCACCTATACCTAAGCCTGTTGCAATAGAAGCAATCTCAGATTGGGCTTCCGCAAACCTACCTGGTTTAAATGCTCCACGATTTAAGATGTTTTGCATATTTTGCAAACTGGTATCAGAACTTGAAGCAGCTTGGAACTTCTTAAAAGCATCATCTCTAATAGGCTTGTATGCTTCGTATGCTTGAACTTCTGAAGGAGATAAAGAAGTTGGCATTCCTAAAGCTTGAGCTTCTGTCACACGCTTTTGTCTGCCAGTTGCAGGATCAACAATATTTGTAGGAGTTGTTTGTAAAGAAGCTTGGCCTTTACCCAATTGCTCAGAAAAATTCAATTGTTGAGTTGCTTGTGGAGCACCAGGAATAACACTTGTGCCAATCATTCCACTTGCATCAATACCAAGCATTTGTCCAGGTCTAACTTCTGGAGGAGTAGTCTGAATCATAGACTGCATATAGTTCTGGACAGGGGCCGCAGAATACCCACCAGTTAATGGGTTGTATTGAGATGTAATGCCTTTGTCTTGTGTTGGCAGACCACGCAATATTTCCATATTTGGGTTTAGCAATAAATTACCTTGCACTTTAGGTTGCAATGCAGAAATAGTCTCTCGCATTGGTCCTTGTGCAGCAGTAGGCAAATTAATTACATCTTGCAAAGCATTCTGGATATTGAAAGGTAAACCTCTTGCTCTGGCTGCTTTTAACTCTTCTTGTTGTTGAGCTTGAGCTGGCATCACAGGACCCATGTACTGTGGATTATTTTCATTAAACTGCGTAGGCATATATTTGCCTTGGAAATTAGCAATAGATGCACGATCAGCCGCCTTCTGTTGCATTTCAGTAATAGCACGTTGACCACTCAAATACTGATCTGGTACAGATAAGGCAGACTTCAGACCCATAGATGGGTCATTGCTTAACAAAGAGCCAAGTAAGAATTGTTGAGTAGCTTGCTTTTGCAGGTTACTCTTTTCATCATCACTAAGACCAGTAAGCGCTGCATCAGACAGCAAACCAAGATTAAACATATAGACTCCTTAGATACCCAACAAACCAAGCAAGCCTTGGCGTGAAGTAGATGATGTTTGCATTCCAGAACCACCTCCAACATTGAGTCCCAATGCTTGGTTGATGATCTGTTGTTGCTCCAATGGCAGATTGCGGTAAGCGTCCATCTGTTGTTGAGAGAACTGCTGTTGTTGACCACCAATATTGCTCAAAGCTTGTGCGCCAGCAAGACCCATCTGTTGACCTTGACCTGCAATATTAGACATCTGACCTGCAGCACCCAAACGTGCTTGATTGGCAGTCAATCCTGCTTGTTGATTAGCTAAGTTAGCTTGCAAAAAGTTTTGAGCATTGGTCAACCCTGCTTGCTGAGTTAATCCTGCTTGTTGGGCAGCACGAGCGTTAATAGCCGCTTGGTTAGCTAAACCTGCTTGGTTAAACGCAGAAGCTCCAAACTGATTAGCTTGATTCTGATAACCCAAGTTTGCCAATGTCATTGCTTGTTGATTACCAGCATTAAACTGATTCATTTGATTCTGAGCCGCAACATTAGAAAGACCTGCTTGTTGCAAGTTGGCTGCATTAAACTGCTGACCTTGATTTAATGCGGCCTGATTAGCAAGTGCGGCAGCATTTGTAGCACCTGCACCAAACTGACCAGCTTGGTTCAAGGCAGCCGCATTAGTCAAACCTGCTTGTTGTAGATTACCCGCATTGAACTGAGCTAAAGCATTTTGAGCAGCGGCATTCTGTTGAGCAATAGTGTTCTGAGCGCCAGCACCAAACTGCAATGCTTGGTTTTGAGCTGCTTGTGAAGACAAACCTGCTTGCTGAAGTTGTTGGGCATTAAACTGAGCCAAAGCATTACCTGCTGCTTGGTTAGCCAAACCTGCTTGTTGGAAATTACCAGCGTTATATTGCGCCATCTGGTTAGCAGCCGCTTGGTTTGCCAATGATGCTTGGTTACCTGCTTGTGCTCCAAACTGAGCCGCTTGATTAGCCGCTGCTTGTGTAGATAAGCCAGCTTGTTGCAAGTTGCCCGCATTGTACTGAGCCATTTGATTGGCGGCTTGTTGGTTAGCCAAAGCCGCTTGTTGAGCATTCTGAGTATTGAGTTGTCCAGTAGACACATCAACACCTTGATTAGCCAAAGCAGCCCTCAGATTTGCATCTTGATTTGCCAACCCAAATTGACCTGCCAATTGCAATGACTGTTGAGTAGTAGCAACGTCTTGAGCTTGGTTAAGTTGTTGTGCTTGCATCTGACGAGCCAAATCAGCTTCAGAAGCTTGTTGGGCAGCAGCATAAGCAGCAGCATTCTGTTGAGCAACCAAACGTGCGGCATTCTCACCAAAAGCACGATTAGTCTCTGCTTCTGCAACACCCTGACGAGATCCACCATAAGCCCTAGCAGCAGTAGCTTGTGCGGCAGTACGTTGTTGTTCAAGTTGTCGTGAACGCTCTAAATCCTGCAAGCTTTGCTCAGTAACTGCCTGAGTATAAGGATTCATGTACTGCTGAATATTTTGATTTAAAAATGAACCAGCATTAACATCACGAATATTAGCCCTAGCTTGAGGAGCAATCTGTCCTAAAGCTTCTGAAGTTATGTCAGCACCAGAAACACCTTGCACGCCAACATCACGAATAGATGATCGAGCAAGTTGTGCGGCTTGCGCTCTTTCTGCGTCACCAGCAGTAACACCACCAAAACCCTGTGATGTATAACCTAAAGCTTGAGCTTGTTGAGCAGGACCTGCACCAACACCAGAAAACATAGATGCAGGAGCAGCAGTCTGACCACCAAATCCTTGTGAGGTATAGCCAGTAGCTTGAGCTAAAGAAGCAGGAGCCGCTTGTGCGCCACCAAACTGAGAAGCAGTGTAACCAGTACCAGTAGCTACATTAGTTGGTCCTGTTTGCGCTCCACCAAACTGAGATGCTGCACCTGCAGAAGAATACTGACCAGTAGTAGCGTTATAACCTTGTTGAGCAGCCAAAGCAGCAGGGTCTACATTTGCACCGCCATAAGCGTTATAAGTGACATTCTGTGGATTGTAGTTAGCAACACGACCAGCAGTATCAAATGCTGTACGCATACCAGTAAAGGCTTCACCACGGGGGTCAGAGAACTGACGAGCAACATTAAAACCTGCCTGTTGGTCAGGAGTAAACCCTGCAAATTGACGAGCTTCTAAACCACCCGCTACACCCTGTGCGCTTTCTACATTTTTTAGATAAGCATCACGCAATGCAGGATCAAGCTGCGCTGTTTGTTGACTTGAACCACCAGACATAATTACACCTCCGTTGATAGCCAATAATGTGTTGGCTTCATGTTAAATTTGGATACAAAAGTTCTTGACCAGCCTCTACGTCCTGTTAAGGTGATCTTGCGGCATTCCATGTCTTCAGCGAACTTCTGAATATGGGGGGTGAGTGTTTCTAGTTCTACTAGATCACCAGATGCCAAAAATATATGCAAAACCTTCATTCTTGGAAAGTTCTGCACCTGAGTTACTACTGCGCTGTTAGTCCCAGGCCATAATTGCATCGTACAACTGTCAATACAGTCGGCTACGTCCTGCATATTATGAGTGTTATCGTATTCTAAAGCAGGTTCCAGAATTTTCTCTACTTTTTGAAAAGATACAGCCCATAATGGTAGTTCACCATTGGTTTTGTACTTTTCATAGTCAATCATAGTGCTGAAGTTGTCAATATACCGATATTGCTAACCAAAATCTCATATCTAGTGCCGTTTGGACTAGAGATAATCAGTCTGTTGGGAGGGGTTATCTTGCGAGAGCCAATCTCAACATCCTGATTACGCTTGTAAATGTTTGTATCTTCAGACTCAATGATCCTGCGAACATTAGCCTGATCTCTAAAATCATAGGTAGGAGTAGGGCTTGGGAGCTTCAACGCATACCTCCTGGCTTGCCATCCAATCGAATAGTCCCAACACGCCAATCAGTATTGATGTTTCCTTCAATCTTGACTGCAATCTGTCTACCAGTAATACGTACAGAAGTAGGCGTATTCATGGTGTATGGACCAAAGTTATATTCTGCAGCATTGGGGTAAAACTTGGTGCTAAACCTAGCTTTTACATCACCCAAAGTGTTTTCATCAGGAACCAAACCAACAATGTTAATCACTCTGTCGCCAGAAGCTAACTCTACAGGTCCTGACTCAGCAAATGGAACAGCTGAATCGTATGTAAAACCAGTTTCATGGTCATATACATAAGAATCAGATGAAACCATCATTGGCTTATTAAATACACCAGAATCAGTACCGCAAGTCCTACCAAAGCTACCAATAGCCCAATGGTTCTCACGATAGTTGTAACTTACATACGAATCATTTTCAACACTGGCTGAACTTGGATAGAACCACCAAACTTCACCATACATTGAGTTATGGACACAGTAAACTTTAGAGGCTTGCTGATAGTTAATGTTGTTGAAAATGTAGTCACCAACATCACAAGGCAAAGGCTTTACAAAGCCATCAAACATCCAGAATCCAGACTTAGACATCCAAATAGCTGAATTGTCAGTAGCCGCTACTGCTTGACGGGAAATAACACCACATCCAGTACCAATGCGCTCAAATCCATAAACGTATGGTGGACCAATATAAGTAGCCGAATGGACATCTACATCAGTAAACAAGATGGTAGCACCACGAACTCGCTTGCCACACATCAAAGAACCTAATGTGGTCAGATCAAAGTCACCAGCTTGATTGGTAGCACTTGGCGTCCAAGTTGTATTGTTTTCTTGGTCAGACCATTGAACTTTACGAGGATTTCCACCTGCTCCAAGAGCAAATAAGAATCTTTCTTCAGTAACCACTAAACCAGAGTTTCCAGTTGGTGCATTTGTAATTGCAGCGGCTACAGTACCAGTATTTAACTGCCATTCGTAAAGCTTACCATCAGCGTTAGAACAAGCATTTAAATATTGACCCCAAGTATCCATACTCCATGTAGTAGCAGGAGTGTAGGAGCCAGTATCTGGTCTAGCAATACCATATGACGATGTTCCATATGTACCATAGCCATATCCTAGTTTTGCATCAGCATCTGCAATGCCAACAGTAAAAGAAGTTGGAGTAATGTCGTATGGAGTACCGCCTTCATTCAAAGCATATAGCTTTGAGTGAGTGCCAACAGCAGTCCACCTAAGATTACTGTTATCACGCCATGCAAGTATTCCACGTGCAGAGCCTGTTAACTGGTTAGGAGATCGCTTTCTCCATCCACCAATAGGACGTAGTGTGTTCTGATACCAACGTACCAGATTAGAGCTATTCCAGCGTCCCTTAGATTGGTACTCAGTACCATTCTTGTAAACACCAGCAGGGATGTTTAGTGGGATATACATTTATGCAATACCCCAGATGCGAACTTGACCTGCACCGCCCGCACCACCTGCACCACCTGCAAAGGCAGTAAATCCTGCACCGCCACCGCCACCACCACCGCCTGGGAATCCACCCGCAGCACCTGCGGCTCCATTACCAGTAGTAGATGAACCACCACCACCGCCACCAGAAGCCATGCCGTTGGCTAATGTTGCACCTGCAGTACCAGCAACAGTTGCTGCACCGCCTGCTCCACCACCGCCACTACTAAATGACATAGATGTTCCACCAGCACCGCCTGCTTCACCAGGTGCGCTTCCACTCCTATTACCTCCACCAGCGCCTCCTGCACCAGAAGAATGAATTGAGCTGCCACCAGAACCGCCTGCGGTATAAGCAATTCCACCACCGCCACCACCCCATGTAGCTGAATTACCTGCTGCACCACCGCCAGCACCAATATTTGTCAAGAATGATGCGCCATCAGATGGTGTTGCAAATGTAGCAGTTATAGAAGGCGCACCACCATTGCTTGCTGGAAATGTAGAACTTGAAGATGTGCCGTTAGAACCAGCACCTCCTTGACCACCACCACCACCGCCATATGAATAATTAGGGAATGTAGTATTACCTGCTACACCTGCGCCACCGCCATATGCTTTAACAATACTTCCAATAGATGAAAGTCCACCTGCTGTAGCAGCAGCTCCTGCAGCACCAACAGTAGCAGTTACGGAATCACCTGCAGAACCAAAATATGAAAATGGATAGCTGCTAATAAATCTAGAACCTGCACCACCACCAGAACCACCAGTTGGTCCATTGGTTGTGGTATCACCAACACCGCCTGCACCACCGCCACCGCCACCAGCAACAACATCAAATCCAAGTTGTGAATAGCCAGGCGGTAACGTAATTGAAGTGGTAGAAGTAAGTGTTAAAGCAAATGTATTGATAACAACAGACTTAAATGAAGTTCCATTGCACATTACCAAACGAACTTCTTTTGGATACATAATGAAACTTGTCAATCCATCAATAGTTTCTGAACTATTAGGGTCTAAAGTTAAGTTACCAGTTCCAGAATTACCTATGTAGCACCACCATCCTGCGCCCAATGTTGCAGCGGCAACAAATGTCTGTGTAAAAGTACCACTGGTGATGTCAAAGTAATAACCATTGTCAGCAAGACCTAATATTGTGTTTGAGGTTCTTGTTGCAACAGGAATTGAAAAGTTTGTACTGATTGCTGATAAAAGAAAGTTAGTGCCATCTGATTTAACGTAGTAACCTGCTGCACCTGCAGAGGTTAATCCTGTTCCACCATTAGCAATAGGCAAAGTACCTGTTACACCAGTAGTTAAAGGCAATCCAGTAAGGTTAGTTGCAACTCCAGATGTAGGCGTACCTAATAATGGAGTAACCAAAGTAGGAGAAGTGCTTAGAACAACAGATCCTGTACCTGTTTTAGTTCCTACACCAGTACCACCTTTGGTAACTTTAAGCAAAGGACCAGTATCAAACAAAGCATCAATGGTGTCTAAGTCTGTGTTGATCTTAGTACCCC